GATAACCCAATCGCATTATTTATAAAATCATGTCCAATATGCTGTAATTCATCTACTATAATATGACTCATTGCAGTAGCTTTATTTAAATTCTGATTATTCATTTATAACTAATATTTATAGTTCAATCTTTAAGTATATCTAATTGCAGCCATTCCATCAGTAACAATAAAAACATTATAATTTACCGCAAAAAAATATAATGATTTATCAGTTATTGATGATAATGTATTATTAGCAAACGATATTTTAATATTTTTATCATTTATTTTAGAAAAATTACATGTACCAGAAGGTTCCATATCAAATGGATTTAATGCAAATGAATATATACCTATGCGATCTAATTGTGGAATAGTTTTACAATATTTTTTAGGATATAATCTTGTATAATAAATCATTGGTAATGTTAGTTCTCTTTCAATTCCATCTAATAATATTTCAACAGTTCCATCATTTCCATCATTGCCATATATAGAATTTGAACATAATGATGTAAAATAGCATGGTCCTTGTCCTGAATTATTATTGACGATTCCTTCATTCACTATTACCCAAACAAAATATTTTATTGGGTGTAAAAAATTTAATTCATAATTTATATTCATTAACTGGTTTGATAATGATGGATCTGTTGTAGTTGATGTATTAGAAGGACCATTATTATTTAATTGTACCTGTTCTATTATATATTCGTGATTAGATTGACTAAATCGACGTTTTTCATCTTCATCTAAATGAATAAATTCTCCAAATAATTTAATTTTACTTTTAAAATCAGTAATATTAGTACTTCCAATTAATTTTGATTCTTCTTCTAATGAAAACTTTAATTTTATTTCATGCTTATATATAGCTGATATTGGTAAATACATACCTGGATTTTTTGTAAACCAAAATTTTAATGGTATTATAATCTTCTTTGTATATGTTCCACCACTTGTAGTAGCACCATGCTTTCCAGTACCACCAAAAATTAATGGACAATTTCCATTAATTCTATTATTATTGTTTATATCATATGATGTATGATTAGAAGTAGACACATTTAAATCAATATCTAATCCTCCTTGAGTATCACTCATTGTTTCACTATGATAATTACCATCAAATTTTAATTCATCCTGTATTTGTAACCATTGAGAATAGTGGGTATCTACCACAAATCCCCCAATTTCCAATTCCACCTTTTTAATTAACGAATTTCCAAAATGATTCACTGTAAATGTACCAGCATTAGCATTTGTAACAGTTCCTGTTATATCTACTTCTAAATATATATTCGATAATAAATCACCATCGATATTTATTTTAGCAACTGTTTCGGTTGAACCTAATGATGGTGTATTTTCAGAAAAAAATATACGACGAACATCTTTAGTAAAATTAGTATGTCTTTTAAAAACACTTTTAAAAAATGTAATTTGAGGGTTAGCGGTTAAATGAAAATCTTGAGGTCCTAAAGCATACAACTGAATACTACTTCCTCCCATTTATTAATACAATTATATTTTTTTATGAATTATTGTTTAAATACTTTACTTAAATATTTAAAATAATTTGGTATTTTTATGTATTCTTGTAACATCTTTTTATTCCATACCGTTTTTTATTGCTTCCATACCGTTTTTTATTGCTTCCATACCGTTTTTTATTGCTTCCATACCGTTTTTTATTGCTTCCACCCTTTTTAAAGTTAGTTAATGAATCATTAATAGATTTAGATCTTAATATTCCTAATTTCGATTGCTCCTCTGGAGAAAGACTACTGTGTGAATTGTAAGTGCGTGTAGCAAGACGGGAATCTCGTATTAATGAACTTAGTCCTCTACAGGCATTATCAAATATTACAACTTGTTCATCTTTTTTAATATCTCCTTCTAAATATATTAATTCGATTAATTCTTCTAATGTATATATATTATTAATTTTAGGTTTTAATGCCATATTATATTTAAAAATTTCATCTGCTGTTTCTGGGATAGTCTCATCTATTCCATATACTTCACCTAATTTTAACCCTAATTTTAATTTACTATCTGGAACTTCACCATCTATAGTAGATTTTATTTTATTATTTAAGTCGATTAAATCATGTGCATTAGTTTCATTTAATTCAAATATTCCTAGTAATTGTTCATTGTGATTTGGTGTAAAATTAAATTGAGTGTCAATCGGTGGATATTTAACACCATATTTAACAAAATTTACTATATCAGATGTTGTTGTTTCATTTTCTGGATATTTAAACATTTTTTTTGTTACCCATCCCGAAGATACTAACATATCTTGATATGATTTTAAACGTGATTTTTTCTGATATGGTGGTAATAGTTCTGTGCTTGGGTATATTTTTGACCATGTATTTTTTATAAAATAATAATTCCAATATATAGTTACTAATTTATTTAGTAATTGTAAATGTTCGGGTTTAGTGGCATTTATTAAGCCTTGTAAAAAAGTATTTCTATGTTTATAGCCAAATATTTTATTAAATACATGAATAACTGGTATAGCAAATCTTCCAACAGGTTGTGTAGTAACAATATTTAAATTATCAGTATTGTATTTAATTTTTTTCGAACGATGTTGTTTCTTTCTTATATTCAAGAACATCTTTTCAAAATCAACCCGTTTTTTTTTAGTATAATCACTGATAGAAGTTGTTGAGCCATGACCTACAATTAAAAATACACGCATCTTATTTTTTTTCATAAAAGGGTTCGTAAGTATTGTTTCTGGTATATTATTAGGGATTCTACTAAATTGTTCATCTATATATTTATGGTCATTATCTGGAAATAATGTGGTATATATTTTGTCTGTTATTTCTGAATCTAAACGAACATACGGATTAAAAAAATAGACTACTAAATCATTGTAATGACTATATAATAATGATTTCGCATCAAAATTTAATTTTAATTGATTAATTATATAAGTTAAATCATAATTATTAATCTGATCTAATTCTGATACAAAGTCTTTTAATTTTTGATTAGTATCAATAAATGTATCAAATCGTTCTTTAGTAAATGAGGATTTCATACCATGTACTATTTTATAATTGATGATACTAGTAAAATTCATATATTTCTTAATTTCATCTATTGGTATTGAGAGTAATAAATTAAATGTTGTTTGATTACCCTCCAATAACTCATTAAAATTTAGTACGTTCAATTTATCTATTATTGATTTTTTACTAATATATTTATATTTTTTATTATCTAAAAATCTAAGCTCATGAGATATAACTCTATCATATTTTTCCTTAGATGGATCAATACCAAATACACTTAACATTGATTTGTACTCTTTTTTTTGATATTGTAATAGTTCAAATGCTCTTGAAAATTGTTTTAAAACTGTATCTTGTTTTTTTATTATTAATTCTGGATTATACTTTTCTGACAATTTTTTTTGAACTGGTATAGTAATTGATTCTAAAAAATCATCGATTGTATTGAATGAAAAAAGTAAATCTATATTTGTTTTTATATTTGTTAATAAATCAGAATGTTTTGTGTTCCCAAATGTATCTAAAAATATTAAATAATGAAAGTCTTCCAGATTATAATTTTCTAACCATTCAAGAATCGATATTTTTTTTAATTCCATACTTTTAAAATAGCTCATTATTATTTATGAAGATTATTATTTATGAAGATTATTATTTATTATTTACTTAAATATTAAATAAGAAGTATAGTAAATGGATAACTATATTAATGCTGGTAAAATACATACAACTGTCAAAGAATATATTATACCATTTTTAAAACCTGGGATTAAATATAGTGATATTTGTAAATTAATTGAAAACAAAATAAAAGATGAAACAACTAAAATCGCAGGACACCAACTAAATAATGGGATTGCTTTTCCTACTGGCATATCAGTAAACCATGTAGCAGCCCATTACACCCCATCTTATAATGACACACAAATACTAACATCGTCAGATGTTGTCAAAATAGATTATGGAGTTCATATAGATGGATGTATAGTGGATTCAGCATTTACAATCAATTTAGATGAAAAATATGATACATTACTTAAAGCATCACAAGAAGCTGTAGACACAGTTATTAAATCTATTGGTGTAGATAGTAGATTTGGTGATTTAAGTCAAATAGCACAAGAAGTTGTAGAATCATATGAATATGATAACCACGCATTAAAAATGATTGATAATTTAGCTGGTCATAATATATTACCTTGGAAAATTCATGGTGGCAAATTATTACATGGATGTGTTACACATAATCCTAAATATGATGAGCTAAGAATTCAAGATAATGAATATATGGCTATTGAATTTTTTGTGTCAAATGGTCATGGTACTACTATACTAGATGTTAATCCTAAACATTATAGTCACTATATGTTAAAAGATTTAGAAAGAAGAATACCACTATTCCAAAACAAAAAAACCAATCAATTAGCATCTTTAATCAAAAAAAAATTCAAAACATTACCATTTTGTCCAAGATTTATAGATAATATTAATAATAAACATATAAATTACCATTATAGCTTACAAGAATTATTCAATAATGGTTATATTAATAGTTATCCACCATTATTAGAAACAGACTCAACTTCAGTTGTGGCACAATATGAAAAAACAATCCATATTAGTGAAACCCAGACAACCGTTTTGTCTTAACGCATTTTTTAGAATTTCTTTTTTTTTTTTTTGATTTATTGGTTTTTATTAAACATTCTTTTTCTTTTTTATTTAATTTTCTAAAAGGGAAAAATGTATATATAGTTATATTTGTATTTTTTGTTTTGTGCAATAAATTCAAGTTTTCAGAATTAATATCAATTATATTTACCATTACAATAATTAAATATAATTATTACTTGTATTTATTAAATGTAGATATATAGTATTTGAATACCATACTCATACCAAATCTAATAATAGCATTTTTGTTATATAATACACAACATCCTTCTAATATATCTTTATTATTAATACAAATCAAAAAAAGTTTAATGATTTTTCGTGTTTCTATTTCTTTTTCTTTATTGTCTTTGACTATACTATTTAAATCCATTTTTAAATAACGCAACTCTTTTATTTTTTTCCAATATTCTAATGTATGTTTCCCCATTACTATTTATTACATTTTTTCTACAATAATATTACCTAGTTTAGCCAAATAATCACAGATTTCAGTTTGTACAAACTCAACATCTTCTGACGTCAATGATGATTTAAATGGCTGTGCTCCACTACAACATTTAGACAATACATTGTAAGCACCAATCATATATTTTTTACTATCTTTATTTTGTATATTAATAAAATATGTCTCAACTGCTTGATGGTCCGATCCCCAATCACCATCTTTGTATCCAGTAAACATCGGAATAACTACTTTAGAATCTTTCTTATTTGGTGGATACATACTACATTCAGTTGTCATAGTATCAATGAATGACCCTTTAGCATACACTCCATCAGTATTGTAATTTCGTTCGAAACATTTTCCTTTCACACTTTGTGAATTCATACCAGCATGTCCAGTTCTAATTTTGTATGCTACTTTATCGCAATCATAAATACTAATTCTTTGATAATCTTGAAACATAAATGTGTCAGTGTCTTCAAATTCGCCATATGTATTTTGAATTGGATATACAATTCTATCTTCAGCATTTAGACCGAAATAATCTTGGCCTTCATTAAACTCTGGCAAATTGAAATCTCCAACTACAAATGAGTTATCATCCTTGAAACTTTGAATCACTGATTTAAGGAATCTGTATTCGTCAAGATTTTTCATAATTTCTTTTCGGGTACCCATACTTTTACAATGCAATCCAATACCAAAGACTTCTTCATAAAACATATCGTTTGGATTTTCCGTTGTGTTAGTAAGGCTAAAAACCACAAACTTACTTTTGTAGACATCGTATTTAGTCATATATTTAGTACATTCTTTTTCGGTCATTTTAGCTTTAATTTCTTCTTCACCAAGTTCTCGGACCGTAAAATCCGATGAATAAAATAGACCTTTTCCACTGTTGTCTTTATGAATCTTTTTATCAAACCTATAAAACTCGACTCCATCACATGATTCATCAAGACAATTATCCCAATCATATTCTGTTGTAAAAATAACTCCCGATTTTCCATTTCCAAGTTTTCGTGTAATATAATATTTCATTCCAGTCAATTTATTTGTATGCATATAATCCATTGTTGTCATTGATTGATCTTCTCTAAAATCTGGAACTTGAAATCCACCACATTGATCTCCAGTAATATGGGCGATAACACGTTTAAACCAATCTCCTAATGTTTTATCTTCAGGATAGACACCAAGAATCATTACAATTCTGCTTCGAATAGCATTGTGTCTAATAGTAGTATCTTCGTCATGAATATATCCAAACCACAACTTACTATGCTTTCCACCCATTTTAGTCAAATCAATATAAGTATCAACAAATATAGTCAATTCATCAATAAATTTTGCCATAGTTGTAGTATCAAGTTTAATTTGATCGTGACAAATATCAGTAAATTTATTCAGAACATCCAATGGAGCCACTGACAAATCTTTAAACATTTCTTTAGTAAATATGACTTGTTTAGTGTCTTCATCAGTTGGAGTCCCAAAAAACATATTTGACAACATGGTCATCAATGTTTGAGATTCAGATTCAAGATTGTATTCGGTAGAGTAGAAGGAACCCATTGTGTTTTGTACTTATGAAAAGAAAATAAATATAAATTCAATTTTATAATTATATTTATTTCTAATAAAACTAATATCTATTTACTAAAATACACAAAAACACATATTCCAAAAATACATATCGACATTCCACATACCATTCCATTATTCATATATTCGTTTAATATAAAATGTGCTAATAATGCTATTATTATTAATGGGAGTACATATGATATTAACACAACTAAACTTGTATACTTTGATTTACTTAATGCTTTATAGAAAAAATAATAACCTAGCATTAATGATGAAATTGAACTCAATACAATTAGTCCAAATGCCTTTTTAGTATTTGGTTCAGATATGTCTATTATTAATTGTTTTCTAAGAAACAAAAACATAATAAATGCCCCTATTCCACCAAACATTAAATTAAATAAAAATACTATTTGAAATTGATTATTCAACAGTTTCATTGAACGTCTAGTAAAATATGGACCAATTCCCCAAGCAACAGAACTTATTAATGATGGTGCTACCACATTAATTAATAAATCTAACATTAATAATAATATAGGAAAAAAAATATAACTAACTATTTACTAAAATATACAAAAATAGAGATTCCTACAATACATACCATCATCCCAAAAACCATACCTCGATTAATTTTTTCATTCAACATGAAGTATGATAATATACTAATAACTATTAATGGAAGTACATATGATATTAATACAACTAAACTAGTATATTTTGATTTACTTAATGCTTTATAAAAAAAATAATGACCAAGCATTAGTGATGATATAGAACTTAATAGAATTAATCCTATTGCTTTTTTATTTTCTTGATTATATATATCTATTTTTAATTTATTATTAAATATTAAAAATAAAATTAAAGCCCCGAAACCACCAAATATAAATTTTAATAAAAATACTAATTGATATTTATTATTTAATAGTGTTAATGCTTGTTTATCAAAATATGGACCAAACCCCCAAGCAACCGAACTTATTAATGATGGCGCTAATACATTTACAAATAAATCTAACATTAATATTTCATTATATTTAAATTATACTATCATATTCTGAAATTCTATTTTTTGAAACTTTCTTTTTGGATTCCCCCCCCCCTCTCAAAATAGGCTATAATCCGGATTAAAAAAAGTATATTTTTGTAAATTTCCTTATAAATTATTATTTTTTTATATATTTTATGGTTTGTGTTTCTTATCATTTCGCAGAGGAAAAAAAAGTATAAAAAAAGTATAAAAAAAGTATAAAAAAAGTATAAA